ATAAACCTGCTATGCCTACAAAAGATACAACACCTCCTGAGACTGGCGGTATTAAGCCTATGCGAGATGTTAAAGGCGACAGCACTCCTTCTGAAATGACGTTTACGTTTGTTGAAGGACGTGAAAAAGGAGACGCACAGCTTGACTATTTATATGGTCAAACCGGTGAAGTACAAAAGTTAACTGTAGATGAGTTGCGTGATTACTTTGAAGGTAATGACGTAAACAGACTACAAGAAATGTTTGGTTCTTTTAATAACTACCTTGCCTACATGACTGAGCGTGAACAGTTAATTCAGTCTGGTGATTACGACACAGGAAACTGGGCAGAAGCTGATACTGGCTTTACAGAAGACCAACAAATGATTCTTGAGGGGGACGCTGATCTTACTATAGACGCTAGCGATCCCGGACAAAACATAGAAAATCTTCGTAGACAGCAAACAAGCACTCAACAAGGCGCTTATAATAACTGGATTAACTCTGACGCTAACCAAGCACTGTTAGAGAAGTACGGTGTTAGTCCTATTGCTTATAGCGAGTCAGGTGATAAATTTCGATGGAATGGTTCTGCTTACGTTAAAACTGAAGAGGTAAGCAGTCCCGGACCTACACAGTTTGCCGAAGCTGGTATTATGGCGGCAATGACTTACTATTTAGGAGTAGGGCTTTCAGATACTTTCATGTTGCCTAAAGTAGCAGCAACACCCGGCGGTGCAACTGGTCTAGGTATGTCTGCTACGCAAGCTGCTGGTGCTTCAGCAGGTATTGTTAACGCTCTTACGCAAGCAATGACTACAGGCTCTTTAGATTTAGAAGAAGCTTTTGAGTCTGTTTTAAGAGCAGGTTTGACAACAGAAGCATTTAATACAATTGCAGAGTCAGATACTTTTCAGAATTTAAAAAACGAGTTTGATAATTTTACAGGCTCTTTAACTCAAGACACTATTGTACTAGCAGACGGTACTGAGTTACCTCTTGATACTTATGGTAACAATACTTTTGTTACACTTCCCGACGGAAGCGAAGTTCTTTACAGTGATTTTATTACTCAAACAGCAGAGGCTGGTAACGCTGTAGTTCAAGAAATTGATAGGTCTTTAAACTCTGCTTTAGAAGGTATTGCAGATGCGTTTGAGTCTAGCGGAACAGCTCAAGGCGTAGTTAATTTTATTGAAGGAGCAGCTTCCGCAGATGGTACTGAAGGTGGCACAGCAGTTGTTCCTTTTCCCGGTGTATCAGGTGTTGATAACAGGAGAGTAGAAGACGCAGAAGATATTTTTACAGATACTGTTGAACAAGAACAAGAAGAAGTAGAAGAAGAAATAAAAGAAGAGGAAGTAAAAACAGAAGACCTAATAAATAATGCAGAAGTAGTACCTGAAGTAGTCCCTGAAGTAGTACCTGAAGTAGTCCCTGAAGTAGTACCTGAAGTAGTCCCTGAAGTAGTCCCTGAAGTAGTCCCTGAAGTAGTACCTGAAGTAGTCCCTGAAGTAGTCCCTGAAGTAGTACCTGAAGTAGTCCCTGAAGTAGTACCTGAAGTAGTCCCTGAAGTAGTACCTGAAGTAGTCCCTGAAGTAGTCCCTGAAGTAGTCCCTGAAGTAGTACCTGAAGTAGTCCCTGAAGTAAAAATAGTTGATATTACTTCAGACGATTCTATAGAAGCTGCTGATTCAGAATTACAAGATACCACATCTATAACAAATGAAATTTTTGGAGATGTTATAGAAGCAGGGGAAAGCGACGCAGCAGTAGTTGACTACACTACAGCAGAGCAAGTAGCTGAAATGATTAGTACCGTTCTTGCTAATCAACCTAATGTTAAAAACATGACTTCTGAAGAAGTTACTGAAATTGTAAATCAAACAATAGCTAACATACCTGAAGCAGAAACTTTAACTTCTGAACAACTTGAAGCCGTTATAGAATCTTCTACTTCTGGTTTTTTAACAAACTTAGAAGCTCTTGAAGAAGGTCAAACACTTGCTTCAGATGAAAGGCAAGAACTACAAGAAGCTATTGTTGCTGTTAATGGAGACATTACAAAACTTGATGAAGCAAATCAAGAGCGTTTTGAAACATTCGGTGAAACTATTGATGAATTGTTTGGCAATGTTAATATCGATCTTGAAGCACTACAAGCAGGACAGCTTAGTCAAGCTGAAATACAAGAAGCTTTTGAGTCTAGTGTAGCAGAAGAGTTTGAGCAAGCAGAAGAAGAGCGAGCAGTTCTTGGAGGGAGTTTAGGAACATTAAGCGAGGAAGTTGCTGATATTGCTTCTGATTTAATTAAAGTAGACGGTAACATAGAATCATTAGATGAAAACACTCAAGATAGGTTAAACGAGTTAGGTTTAGATGTAGAACAGCTTGGTTTGCTAGTGAATGTTAACTTTGAATCGTTACAAGAAGGTTTGTTGAGTCAAGAATCGGCCATGCAAGAGTTAATTGAGGAAACAGTTAGCCAATCAGAAGAAGAGGTAAGGTCAGACATTACCGGACTAGGCCAACAAATCGGCGGTGTTGAGGCAGGTCTTGAAGGTCTTGGTGAAGGAATTGCAGGACTAGGAGAAGGCTTAGGTGCTGGTTTGTTAGGGTTGCTTACACAACAACAACAACTTCCGCAACAAATAGCTGCTGCTATGCCACGACAACCTGTAAAATACGATAAGTTTCTTGAAAAATTAACACCTAGAAAAATGCCTAAGCCATTAAAGGTACAAGGAATGTTAGTATGACATATAAAGATTTAGTAAACAATGTTTTAAGGCGTTTGCGCGAAACGGAAGTTAGTGCTGACGGTTCTATTCAAGATAGTGCGTACAGCAAGTTAGTTGGTGATATTGTTAATGATGCTAAAAACACAGTAGAAAATGCTTGGGACTGGTCTGCTCTTAGAACAACTCTAACAGTTACAACAACCGCAAATATTTTTAACTATGCTCTTACGGGAAGCGGTAACAGTATTAAAGAGCTTAATGTTTTAAACGATACGAGCAATTTTGTAATGGTGTATCAGACAGCCAAGTGGTTTGATTCTCAATTTTTGTTGACTGCACCAGAAACAGGATCACCCAAGTACTTTACATTTAACGGTGTAAATACAGCAGGTGACACTTTAATTGATATTTATCCTAAGCCAGACGGTGTTTATTCTTTACGGTTTAACTGCGTATTGCGTAACGTCCCTTTAAGTGCTGATGATGATCTCTTAAGAATACCTTCAATGCCAGTAATTCATTTGGCTGTTGCTTTAGCCGCTAGAGAAAGGGGTGAAACAGGAGGAACATCAACACCAGAGTATTTTAAAATGGCAAATACTTACTTGTCTGACGCAATTGCACAAGATGCGGGTAGACACCCAGAAGAAGTTATTTTTTATACCCCTTGAGGTTGTTATGGCACAAGAACTTAAAAGCATAAACCTTGTAGCTCCCGGCTTTAAAGGGATTAACACGGAGGACTCTCCGTTAGCTCAAGATCCTTCGTTTGCTGAAGTAGCAGATAACGCTATAATTGATAAGCGTGGGCGAATCGCGGCCAGAAAAGGTTTGAATGTCACTACTACAAATAAAACTGTATTAGGATCAGCAAACATTCAAGCCATAAAAGAATTTAAAGATGATGGAGGAAACTCTGTTATATTTTCTGTAGGCAACAACAAGATTATGACTGGCACTACTACTTTAGTAGATGCTACTCCAAGCGGATACTCAATTAATGCTAATAATTGGAAAATAGTTAACTTTAATGACCATATATATTTTTTTCAAAAAGGTCTTGAGCCCCTTGTTTATGATAATGCAAGTAACGCAGTAGCTACTTTAAGCTCTGTATCTGGCGCTGGCGGAATGACTAGCGCAAAGTATGGCAATGAAGTTTTAGCCGCATATGGAAGGCTTTGGACAGCAGACTTTAGTACAGACAAATCTACTATTTACTGGTCTGATTTATTGCAAGGTCATGTATGGACTGGAGGTAGCAGTGGCTCTATTGATATAACAAAAGTATGGCCTGACGGCTATGATGAAATTGTTGCTTTAGCCGCACATAACAATCTTTTGCTTATATTTGGAAAGCACAGCATTATTGTTTATTCAGGAGCAGAGGTTCCTGCAAGTATGGCTCTATCAGATACAATTGCCGGAGTTGGTTGTGTTGATAGGGACACTGTTCAGTACACAGGAACCGATGTTTTATTCCTATCCCATACTGGGTTGCGTAGCTTTGGAAGAACTATTCAAGAAAAATCAATGCCAATTAGTAGCCTGTCAGCAAACATATCTAAAGACATTATCTCCTTACTAACCGAACCCAACGAATCCTTTACCTCAACTTATCACCCCGAAGAAAATTTTTATCTTCTTGTCTTTAGAAATCAAGATATTACATTGTGTTTTGATGTTCGAGGTTTATTAGAAAACGGATCTTACAGAGTTACAAGATGGCCGGGAACAGGATTTAAATGCTTTACCGGTCAAGATAACGGAACGCTATTAGTAGGCGGAAGCCATGGGGTTGGTACGTACTCAGGAAACACAGACAACTCTAGTTCATATCGCTTTAAATACTTTAGCCCTGAGTTAACGTTTGGTGACGCTTCAAAGCTTAAGTTTCTTAAAAAACTACGCCCAACAATTATCGGTGGTAGTGGTGCAAACTTATTTATTAAGTGGGCCTATGACTTTGGCACTGCATACAACTCAGAGTCTATATCCTTAACAACTCAAGGGTTGGCTGAATACAACACAGCAGAATTTAATGTGGGTGAATTTGCAGTAGGTGAAAACACATCAAGAACGTCAATAAACGCTAACGGTAGTGGCGGAACTTTGACAATTGGGGTTGAATCAGACATCAATGGATTTGAATTGTCTGTCCAAGAAATAAACGTATTAGCATTAGCAGGTAGAACATTATGAGTAATTATACAAAAGCTACTGACTTTGCCGCAAAAGATAGCTTGCCTTCAGGCGATGCTGGCAAGATTATTAAAGGAACAGAGTTTGATAATGAGTTTGTTGCTATTGCTTCGGCAGTAATAACAAAGGCAAATCTCGCTTCTCCGACATTCACAGGCACAGTAACAATTCCTGCACTGACTTTTAGTGGAACTTTGTCAACGGGAACAATTGATGGAGGTACATACTAATGTCTTTACAAGCTATTTTAGATTATTTTGGAAGCAGCGGCGGAAACTCGTTATTAAGCGGAGTGGCTGGGGGCTTGCTAACTAAAGAAGCATACGACAGACTCAGCAACGTAGGTGACACAGCTTACCAACGCTCTATGGATCTTGCAGAAAGGGGTCAACAAGAGTCACAGTTCAGGCCGTTTACTGTAACAACCCCAACAGGCTCTATGTTTACTTCCCGTATGGGTGGGCAACCTAGAAACACAAATGCATTTATTGGTGAAGGCGATGATATGATGACTGTCCCGCCTGAAATGATTGAAGCTTTAAAACGGCTTAGATCACAGCAAGGATCAGGCTCACAACAAACGCTTCCGCCTCCTTCGGAACTGCCTTTGGTGAGTAATGACTCAGAAAGGTTTAATCGCAGAATGCCGCTACAGCCAGTAACTGGTGGACCTTTTCCGCCTCCTCCTATGATGACTGGTGGGCCTGTAGCGCCTGGCTTCACACCCGTCCTTAGATCAGGGGTAATGCCCGGTACTGTAATGGACGGCGGCGGTGCATTCGAAAGTATTACCCCAGTTACTAATGGGCAGGAATTTAATAGAAGAATGGAAGAAGAGATTAGGCGTCTAAATCGGGGGATGTTTGGACAGACTGATCCTGAGCAAACTCTAATGCAACAGCCAACGCCTCAACCTCAAGATGGTCTTGAGATAGGGATGTCTCTGTCTCCTGCGGAGCAAGCTATGTACCAAGGCTTGTTTGGTGGTGCTGGAAACTTTTTTGGTCAGGCTCAACAGCCTACAGCAGGACGTGAGCAGGAAATCTTTAACCGTATAAGAGCGGCACAGATGCCTGAAGAGCAACGTCAGCGTCTTGCGTTAGAAGAGCGTTTAGCGGCTCAAGGTAGACTAGGAACATCTTCTGCTGCTTACGGTGGTGCTACTCCTGAAATGCTGGCTATGGCTACAGCGCAGGAAGAAGGACGTAACAGAGCTATGCTAGGCGCTATGCAACAGGCTCAAGCAGAACAAATGCAACAAGCAGCATTAGGTCAACAGTTCCTTGGTTCTAGTTATCTGCCACAACAGCAGTTACTAGCTGCTTTACAACCCGGACTTACACAGCAACAGATGGCACAACAGGCTCAACAGTTTGGTACAGGACTTTTTGGTGAAACCGCAATGTCTGGAATAGAATCTAAGTTAATTGCAGAACAAGCAAGGGCTAATTTGCTAGGAGGAATTGGCAGTAACATCCTGTCAGGGCTTATGTCTCCTCAGTTTAATAAAGACGGAGATCTTACAAGCCCCGGAGGTTTTGGAAGTTCAATTGAAGGTTTTGCTGATTTACTTACAAAACTTTTTGGAAAATAATAGAGTAGGAGAATAACATGGCTAAGTTTTCACAAACATTTTTACAAGGTCTGTTACAACCCTCTTATCAAGAAGGTTTGTTTACTGCTGCTCGTGGTATTGGACAGGCTCCCGGACTTAGACAAATGCAACAAGTTCAACAAGATCGACGAGACACACTATCTAAAATAGATACTAATTCTCCTGAAGGTCTTCTTAAACTAGCTGACTTTTATCGTAGTCAAGGAGACATTGAGAATGCTGTAAAGTATGAACAAGCAGCACGTCAGTTAGGAGCGCAGGTTGCTGCCCAGACAGAACTAAGTGCTTTCCAAGAGAGGGTAGCAGTTGCGGCAGAAAGCGCTGGCCTTACGGAACAAGCAGCAACAGCACGGGCTACTACGGACATGGACGAGCTTAGGGGTATTAGTAAAGACATTCGAGAGTTTCAGATTGACCAACTGCCTTTAGACAATCCTCAAGTTATTAAAGCACGACTAAAGATGGCTGGGTTTACTCCTGCTCAAATTACTGCTATGGGTACTCTTTCTAAAGAAGAAGCGGACGCTTTACTTAAAGGCCGCACAGGTAAACTAGAGGCTTGGCAAGACGCAAAAGGCAACATCAAAGCTGTCAACATTAATGATTTTGGTTTAGTTTATAACGACCAGACCAATACCTACGTTAAAGCCGGTGAACTTGGGTTGGTACGTAAGGCTCCACAGGTTCAAGAAGTTATTGACGCAGGGCAGTCTGTTGGCACAAAAGCAATGGCAGAAGCCAATGTTACTAACTTTGTTGAGCTTAATACTAAAGCACAAGACGCTCGTAACATGATTGAATTAATTGACAGACAAGTAGGAAAGTTAGAGGGTGGTATGCCTACGGGTCTTGCGGCTAACGTAGAATTAAACTTAAGACGTTTTGGTGAGCTTATTGGGCTACCTTACGATCCCGCAGTTACAAACGCTGAAACTTTTATTTCTGAAGCAGGTAAGATTGTTGCTGACCAAATTAAAGACTTTGGTTCAGGCACGGGCTTGTCAGACGCAGATAGAGAGTACGCTAAGTTGATTGCTGCTGCGGACATCACAACACAGCAAGAGGCTTTGTTTAGTTTGTTAAACATTCGACGAAACGCTATGGTCAGAACTGTAGAAAACTTTAACAAGGTTAGGACCGCCACTGCAAAGCGTGTAGGTGAACAAAACATGACCAGCTTCCCAAGCATAACTATGCCAGAAAAAAGAGAAGAAGCAGAAGCAGTACTTCCCGAAGGTTTTGAATTGGATCTATAATCATGCAGACAGCAACTAATCCACAAACAGGCAAAAAAGTATACTGGGACGGTGAACAATGGTTGCCTCTCAAGACTGCAACTAATCAAGAAACAGGAGAAGTCATAGGCATAGTTGGAGAAGAAACTTTTACTGTAACACCTCCTCGCCCTCGTGAACCTGAGAGTATGCGAGAGATGATTGCGGAAACACCTGAGCGTTTTGAGGAGACCCGTGAGCGTTACAGAACTACTATTGCTGGGGATGTCGAAAGACTGCCCGGTAAGTTCAGAGTAGGCACTACGCTTGCTGCTGGTGTTGGGGCTGCTGGAGAGACGTTAGGAGAAGTAGCAGGAGAAGCTTACCGTAGATATACTCCTGAGCCTGTACAACGCGGTATATCTGAAGCGTACGAAGGCTCTATGTTGCAAAGCGGCATGGAAAAGGTAGGTCAATTAGCGCAACAGTACCCAGAAGCGGCTACTACTGCTGAAGCCCTCCTCAATATTGCCGGTGCTGGACCCAAGATGGCACTACCTAAAGTTCCGGGAGTACCTAGAGCAGCGACGGTTGAAGCTACTAAAAGGGCCACGGAATCTCGTTTATCAGAAGAGCGTAAAGCCATAGCAGACAGCCTACTACCGGAAGACTATGTTAAAGCTCCGGGTACTATAGAGCCTGTAGGGGCTTTGAATCGCAACGTGTACATGCACTCTCCTTCTGAAGAAATAGTTATTGACTACTTAGATACACTTCCGGACTACAAAGGTGATCGTAACCCCGCTGTAAATTCAAGGGTTGTGGATAGTCAGTTGGCTAGGCACGAGGCTGATCTTCAGAGTTATATTAAAAGGTCTAAGAACCCTAAGACTCAAGTACAAACTTTAGCTACTTCTCTAGAAGACCTAAAAGCTGGTTTCCATGATCTTGATGACTACGTTGAGTTAATGCCGGACGCACAAAAGAAAGTAGACCTGTTTATTGACACGGCTGTTAAACGCCTTGAAGAAAGGGCCGCTAAGAATGGCACAATTACAGCTAGGGACATCCTAGAGGTTCGTCGTGCGTTAGACAAACAGATCTTCCGTAAAAAAGCTTCAGCAGGTCTTGAGAACCCTGACTTAGCAGGAGCAAAAGAAGTAGCAGGTAAGTACGTAAGGGACGAGCTAAACCAAGCATTTCTTAAGTTGATGCCTGACGACGAAGCCTACCGTCTTATTAACGGCATGTCTATGTTGTTTAGAGCTAAAGGTTTACTAGACGTAAAAGCAGGTAAAGCCATTAATCAGACCGTGCTAGGACGTACGGTAAAAGGCATTGAGGACTTTTCTGGTCTTCGCTTTCCGACTACTCCCCTAGCCCTTGGTGCTACTGCTGCTGCTGGTGGTGCTGCATTAGGCGGTATGCCGGTATTAGGTGCGGCTATTGGCGGAGGAGCAGCGGCAATGGGCTTGGCTCGCATGACTCGTAAAAGACGAAGACAAGCAGTTGTCAGAGAGTTAATAGGAGCTACTGACAAAATGATTGAAGGCGCTAACGTAACAGCAGAAACAATGGCTACACTACGTGCTGATAAAGTTATGCTGGCTCAGATGCTTGCGAACATCAACGAGGAGCCTGAGAATGAGCAGTGATTACTTAGAGCTACGCAAAGCAGCCTCTAGAACTACCCCTTTTGCACGAAAACAAGCTAGGGGTCAGGCCTCTGCTGTCGCTGATGTTTTTTTTAACTCACCTCTTGACAACCCCTTTGGTTCTTTACCTATGACGGCTTATGCGGGTTCAGAAGGTATTCCAATGTCTCCTCCTCGTAAGACGCAAGTAGATGCTATGGCTCCTCTTAACTTTGCTGCTGAAGAGTTAACTACTCCTGCTAACGCTCCTTTTGTTGCTGCTCCTCGTATGCTAGCAAGGGCTGGTAATGCTTTTGTTGAAAACATCCCTACAGAACTCAAGGGTTTTTATTCAGGTAGTCCGGTTGAAAAATACAAGGGAATATCTGAAGGGATGCTACAGAGTGCTAAAGGCACTGCCAGAGAACTTGTAGACCCTACTGAGATGGCTACTCGACGCGAGTTTGGTACAGGATCAGTTAGACGCGCAGAAATGCAACAGACGGCAGACAGAGGAATAACAGAGGGTAATCCAAAAGCTTCAGCTTTCTTACGCGCTCAATCCACAGGCAAAGCAGTAGGCGAAGGCGACACGATTATTGAAGCGTATCCTGTGTTAAAAAGAGATGCGGTGCAGGTAGGCCGTCTGGAAAATACTCAAGATGTTCAACGGGCGTTGACTAAAGACAATCCAGACATAGACCAAGATATTGTAGACAGGGCAACAAACCATTTATATGCTCAACAAGGTAAACAAGGGCAGTTAGTAACAAGAAACAGATCAACCTCCAGCACAAATTTAGGCCCTGAAGCCATAGGTCAAGCCACGACTTCTCCTGTCGCCCTTAGAACACTGTACTCCCCGAAGAGTATGGAAAGTTGGTACGACGTGGTAGGAGACAACCCTAGTACAGAACAATGGAAAGGGATGTTAGGCTTGTTTAGCGCCCTTGATAGAGACTTTTTGCTACAAAACAAGAAGGTATTTGGTGAAAAACCTTCTGCTGCTGTTGTGTGGAGTGCTTATTGGAAAGGCAAGAAGAGAATAAAAGAAGGTAAAAAACTAGGCTCCGACCAGAAAAAGTATATAGACGCTATTGACAATCAAATGAAGACCCAAACAGGTCTTAAGAAGTACCTCTCTAAGTTTGTTCCTAACGCTCTTGTCAAGCCCAAAGGCCCGACTAAAGTCAACGAGATGAACGGTAAGCTTGTGTTGCAACAGTCGTTTAACTCTTCAGCTAAAGACTTAGGCGGTATGAATGCGTTTATCGTAGTAGATCCTAAGAAGGGTGAGTTTTACTCTATGTTGTCTGACGGTCATGACTTGCTTGGACAAACACCTCCGGGTTTTGAAAACCTTGTAAACGTAGTTCCAATACAGAAGTACAAGATAGGAGCAGGTAAAGAGGCGGGAGGAGCGAGACCTAAGAAAGAACTAGAGGCTGCTTCGGAAGTTTATGGGGACACTGTGGAACTAGAGAGACGCTCTGGTATTCCTAGACTCAAAAACGAAAGTGTTTCTGCGTACCAGAAGAGGGTAGCCAGAGACTTCAAAGGAACTGCTACTACTGGAGAGCGTCTCGAGGCGGCTGCTACTGCGGCTATGCCTCTGTCTGCTGTGGGTATGATGTCGAGGGATGAAGAAAAGGGGCGCTAAGGCCCCTGTAGTTTACAACTCGCAGTTGTTGCCCGTACAAGCTAACTGCTGAGACCCTTCTGTCATATCAGAGTTCTCAGAGATGTTCCAGTCAATCGTCTCTGGGAATTCCTCCTTAAGCTTCTTATAGGTCTCTAAGTCTATGGGTTCATAAGGAGCCTGTTGGTACGTATGTTCGGAATAAGGGAGGAACGACACCCCACTAATCTTGTCGAACTTGTTGTACAACCACTGGCCTACCTCAAGAAATTCATCATCACGGTAGTAGCATGTCATGGACGGCTTATGCTCACACCAAAAGTCCTGATAAATCTCCCATAGCTCAAGTTGTTCCATTGCACCCATCTCAGAGGCCACCACAGCCCCGTCAGGGGATTTTATAGGGAAGCTGAATACCTTAGTAGTGGGTGACATTACGTCGTCCTCTACGGGGATTCCAGCCTCTTCAAGGACGGAGCAGAGTGGGTCTCTTGCATCTGCTCTGACTCGTCTAATGTATTGATCTGAGTATCTAGGGTGGATGCCACTAGCAGAGTCAACCAACTGACTAACAGTACCGGAAGGCTTAACAGCAGTAATGGCAGTGCTAACATTGATATTAAGACGACCAGCCCAAACTGCGTTAGTCTCAACAGCTTCCTTTTTAAGCTCCGTAAGCCACGTTTTGAGAACACCTTTATCTCTCCTTCCTGATAGGGTTGGATGATCCATTATACCCGTTAGGCTGACACCCAACAAAGCCTCTTCCTCAGTGTTCTTCTGCCATACCTTACGAAGATAGCGGAAGTCAGTTAAGGTAGCCTGTAGAGTTCCAAGGATAGACGCAACACGTACTTTTCGTTTGAGGTCTGAGAGCGTATCGGTTGCCCTGACAACAACTTCTGATAGATTGCAGAATTGGTAAGGCCGTAAGATGATCTCGCTACATGGATTAGTTCCAAAATCATAGGTAGCATCTCGTCGCTCGTTCCTTGCAGCTTGCTTTTGACTTGCGACTCTAGAGAACATACCTCGCTCTCCTGAACGGGACTCGTATAAACTTTTCCACTCATTTAAAAATGCCTCGAAGTCTGGCTTCTCTGTATAACATGCGCTGTTGTTTGCTAGGCCACGTTGTGGATTATCTTGCCACCATTGTCCTGACTTGGCTCGTCGGAGTCTATCGTCAGTGAGGTTAGACAAACTGATGAGAGCACTTCTTCGGACCCCGCCGACAACGACGATCTGTGCAATCTTACAGCAGACATCGTGACATTCGATGGAAGACAGTCTACGTCCAGCAGCTTCCCGAAAGATGTCAACGGTGAACTTAAACAAATCAACAAGAGGTTCTGGACCAGACGCTCTACCACCGAAGGTCTTAAGGGCTGCCCCTGCAAGTCGTACTCCAGATACGTCCCACTTTGGAAGCTGACCCGAATAGAGCAAGCTGATAAGTTCTCTGTATGCTTTGGCCCAGCCAATTTTAGAGTCGGCGACGTGTATAACGGTATCGGTGTCATGGAATTCCTCTGCTACTTCAGGTAGTTTAGATACGTACTGACGCTCAACAGAGTAGCCTACGCCTGTACCGCACATCAGGACGTACATCATTTCGTCAAACGCTTTAGGATGGTCGATAGGTAGGTAGCTACAGTTAAATCCAGCTACGTTGTCACGGTCAAGAGCGTCACCAGCAGTCATCAGTGCTCGCATAGACGGCATTACGTTCATGTCGTGGATGTCTGCAAAGATGCCGTTGGCTTCTTCAAGTGTTAACTTACCCTTCTCAATCCAGAAGTTTAAGTACCTGTCAATTGTTTCTTCCCAAGTCTCACGTCGCTGTTCCTCTGGTAGGTAACGAGCGTAGCGTGACTTGTGTATGTACTGTTGATATGCGTCCATTAATTCATTTCCTTGATTAGTCGTTCAATGTACCAGCGGCACTTGCGTAAGTCCTCTACTGGTTTACCTTTGTAGTCGTAACGCCAGAGGTACTTCAGTGCGTTGCCTTTGAGATAGCCGTTGAACTCTCCTTGCGGCATTGACGCTTTGATAGCTTCGATTGCTTCGATTGCTCCGTTGTTGTAGTGGTCAGGCTTCTCTACAGGGTCTGGTGTTTTCCTGATTGAGAGGTTATTAAGTGCCGCCAAGGTGTCCCACTCTTGTGGAGTCGCTTCATCAATACTCATTTTCTTCCTCCTCTAGCTCTTCTTCAAACACGTCTAGTCTATTGATTAGTTTGTCCTCAAACCTGTCCAGAATCTGTTCTGAGGTTATCTGTAGGGCCTCTAGTAGGTCATCTGGATCAAAGGTTTTCAAGAGGCGTTCCTTAACTTCCTCTAGCGTTAGCGACATAACTAATCAACTCCTGTAGTGTCTCTATATTATACCATAGTATTCCCTCTTTGTCACACCATTGTGCCATAGTCATTTTGGCACCTTTTCGTATTTTCTTGTTAGGCTGCATCAGAACAAATATTAACTCTTGTCCTTCTGGGAGGCTGTCTCTGATGCTTGTGTATTTCTTGGTGTCTCCATCTCTGAAATATCCTTTGCATTCAATAAGATATAAACCGCTAGCATCAACGAAGTCAGGACGGTAGTTCCTAGCAATAGTGTAAGGAATAGTGAAAGGCTCATAATTAAACTCCTGTAGTATTTTGGCGACATCTTCTTCAAACGTGCTTCTAAATGGTGATTTCTTGGACCTTCGGCTCATTGTGTACCTCTATTAGATAACGTGGACCGGTAGAGTAGGCGAAGGCGCGAACGGACGGCCAGCATTCCTTTTTGTATGCACAGTATGAGCAACCTACGGCGAGTTTCCGGTTTCCACTCTTTCCATCGGCGATAGGCTCGTAGCATACGTCGGGTGGGGTTGGTTGCTCCACTAACTTTTTTACGTGGTCAATGCGCTCCTTGATGTCATAGCTAATGAGATCATGGACAGGAGCCTGAGTGTCCTCAGAGTCATACAGGAGGTACGTTAGATGTCCGTTCTGTTTGTCCATCGCGAGCCAGCCGAATTTAGTAGCGCCCTCCGCATACGCATATCCCTTAATTTGACCGATGTATCCAAACGGGTCGTCATAAGCCAGAGAGCCGTCCTTGAATTTCTTAAACCCATACGTTGACACAGACTTAACGTCCGTGACAACACCGTCGATTTTGCAGTCCATAGAACCTGTAATACCATTGACTTCACACTTCTTCTGTTCATCTGTAACCTCGTGTCCTGCCGCTTTGGTTAGAAACAGCAGCATCTCTTCGATCAAATGACCGTAAAGGAACTTAACGTAAGTGTGGCCCTGTATGTCGTCAGACTTTTCTACGTCGTTGTAGACGTTCCAAAGGTAACGGTCCTCACGCCCTATGTTAGACATACGTAGTTTACGTCCGTCCCTCTTCTTGCCTCCAAACTCGTTACGCATGAGTTCCTTGACGTTCTCTCCGAACTTCTCAACGCAAGCGTCAAAGTCCACGCCCTCTGCTACTTCTTTTGTCTCCATCAGTTGATAGATGTCAGAGACTAAGTTGTATGTGTTTTTCATTGGTAGTTTCCTACTATACCTGAGACAACCTCTTGGGCTTGCTCTGGTGTGCATTTAAACCACTCACTACGTCTTTCGTACATCTTCTGTAGCTCAGTGTGGGCTTTTGACTCTGCAGCCCTGCGGTCGCTTACGTTCCAACTATAGTTTAACACATAATCCCTAAAAGGTGAAGAGGTTTGGTAGTTATTAAGCCGGTCCTCTGAGTCAATAGCCATGCCTACTTTGACCCACTCAGGGAAGCTAGGATTGACAATGACGTAGACTTGGCCTTCTACACTGGACTCGTACTTCGCTAGGCTACTAAATGCTGCGGCTTCAAAGCTCTTGTACTTTCCGGGTTTATGCAAAGGGTGAGCCTTTGGTATGTACTTACCGTTTACAAACATTTTAGTTTGGTCACGTTTCCACACAGACTCTGGATTGTCCTTGTAATATTTGCTTTCGCCTCTTTTATAGTTCATGGTCACTCTCCTTAGTGGGTTTCTGCCCATGTTGTTCCGACTTGGTACTCTCCGTCAAGGGGGCATCTGAGGTTGTAATGAACCCCTGCCGCCTTGAGGCACTCGACTGCAAGCCAGCCGAATTTCTCTGCTTGGTCTGTAGCCACCTCCGACTGTACTTCGTCATGTATGTTCCCTATGAATTTGTAGTCTAGTTTCCACTGCGGTGCGTAGTCGTCCAGTATGACTAGGGCCTTCTTCATCACGATGGCTCCTGCCGCCTGTAACAACGTATTCAATGCAGCATGTTCAGATCGAACTCTAAGTCTTCGTCCATCAAGTCCTGTGAGATAGCCTCGCCCAGATGCTCGACCAACGCGTTCTCGTAGACTTTCAAGAGCAGGTGTATTTGATAGAAATCGTCGTTTAAGATGTGCGCCGTCTTTTGCGCTTCCACCAACGATGGTTCCAATTTTTGCGTCTCCTGCTCCGTAGAGGAAAGCGTAGATGAAAGTCTTAGCTTGAGGTCTTGTTTCAAGCCCTGCAGCCAGTTGATTTCTTGTGTGTATATCTTCGGTGAGGAGGACATTGGTAAACTCCTTGTCGTCCATGTAGTGTGCCAACATACGTAGCTCAAGGCCACTAGCGTCGAAACCTACTAGCTTCTTACCCTCTGGTACAGTCCAGCATGAACGACACTCTTTACCGTATAGGCTGTGTCCTGCTGGTACTTGTGCCATGTTGGGACTCTGGTGGGTCATACGTCCAGTGACAGCACCGTTACTAATCACACGCCCATGAACCCTACCGTCTTCCTGTACATGTTCCATCCATGAGTGTACCTGCGCGTATCTCTTTTGTAGCATCAAGTACTCACTGACGGACTTAGCTTCTGGTAAGTCAATGGTGGCTAGTACAGCCTCGTCAACGATGGCATTCCCTTTTTCTGTAACCTTTTCAAAGACCACACCAAGCCCCGACAGTCTCTTCGCAATCTGTTGACGCGAGCCGACATTGAAAACTTCAACTTTGTCCTTAAGGCGTTTGCCCGTCTTATCAGACCACCTCTCGTGTATAATAGGAGGAAACTTCTCCTGTAGTTCTTCTTCAATTGCATTCATTCTCTCCTTAAATGTTGCTAGTAAGTCCATACATAAGTACTGATCTAGGAGCCACCCGTTTTGTTCCTGTTGATGCACTACGTACTGAACCTTGTGTTCCAAGTCGATGGACTGCTGGTCAAAGTCTGCCATGTCCCTGGTTAACCGCTGGTGTACTGCTTCGGTGACTGCTACGTCCTGTATACAGTAGTCAATCATTTCCTGTGAGAGTCTTGACCAGTCGTTGTGGTCGCCTTTTGGAAAGCCTAGTTCGTTACCCCAGTTGCGCAAAGAGTGTCCACCGGACTTGCTTGGGTCAAACAAACGTGACAATACCAAAGTATCGACTATACGCTCAGGGGCCACAGAAAGCCCCCAGAGACGTTTTAGCACTGGGAGGTCATAACCTATCAGATTATGTCCACAGACGCTTACAGAGCCTTCTAGAGCCTTACAGAGGGTGTCACGGGTAGTGTGTACAGTACTAACACCGTTTTCCCGTGTTACGACGCACCAGATAGTGTCTGGAGTCAAACCGTTGGCCTCAAGGTCAAGGTAGATCAAAAGTCTGCTCCTATCTCAGGGTTAGCTACTTCCTGCATTCTACCCGTGCCTCTGTCGTACTGTAGGTAACAAGCGGGTCCAGTGTCGCCAGTGTAACGATTCTTCAGGACACGAACAGTAGTCGTATTCCGTATGTCTTCGTTAGTGTTCTGCTGGTCACGTTCCATGCCTATTACTATGTCTGACAGTTGTGCAATAGCCTGTGAGCCTCTCAGTTCACCCAAGGATATCTGAGCACCGTCCTCGTGTGCCTTACCTTGGGACCGCTTGAGGTGAGACACTAGGAATAAGCTAATGCCTGTTTCAGCAACTAAGGTCCTCAGCTTAGTCATTATTTCATCAATGGCCTTTCGTTCGTCTCCGGACTCTTGGGAAGACACGACGATGGACAGGTGGTCCAGTACGACATACCGGCAGTCCAAGGCTTTTGCCATGTAGCGAACACGGGCGAGCAGGTTATCTGTTGAAGTTGACCCCCAATGGTCGAATAGGTAGTAACGTCCTGTTCCCAGTGTGGCTTCCCAGAAGGGCCGAAGCTCGTCCACAGGCGTGTCCTCTTCCAAGTGTAGGGGCCTGTTTGCCGCCACCGACATGATGCCAAGACTTGTTCGGGCCACGTCTTCTTCGAGGGCCAGCACCCCAATATTTCCTTCACATCGCTGTAAAAGGTCATACTCAATTTCTCTGATGAACTGTGACTTGCCCATACCACTACCGCTGGTGATCGTAACGAGTTCATACGGCCTATGTCCTCTGGTTATATGATTGAGGCCGTCCCACGGGTAAGGTATGGACTTGACCTGTCGTTTCTCAACGAGTTTGTCCCACGTCTCCGTACCTGCAATGATGCCGTCAGGTCGGTACACCTTGGCGTTCCACCATGCCTGAGTAAAGTCCTTGACACGGTTAGCCATGAGCATGTCACTGGCGTCCTTCAGCGGTAGCTTGCAGACCTTCAGTTTGTTAGGACTAAAGAGGTCCTTCACTGCGTCCACTGCTACGTCACCCGCCTTGTCGTTATCAAAGCATAGGACTACGTTTTCGTACCCTTCGAGCCACTCAAGCTGTTCCTTTATCTCCTTGGAGGCGTTGTTAGCACCGGAGCGTAGCGACACTACGTCGTACTGCTTATTAAACATCTCGTACACTGCTAGGGCGTCAAGTTCCCCTTCGGTGATCGTGAGGTACTTGTTGTTGGTGCATTGTTGTTGACCGAAGAAGCCAACACCGGACACGTCTCCAGAAGAACAGAAGCCCTTGGTTTTAACGTCACGGGCCTTAGCAGCACTGACCTCCCCTGTGTCTAACTTGTAGTAAGGGTAGTAGTGCTTGATGATTTCGCCCGTCTTAGAGTACTCCACTGTGACACCGAAGCGAGCGCAGGTTTCCTGTGAAAGTCTCCTCTGTGGTATTGCCGCTACTGTACCGCCCATGCTCAGGGGTTTAGCCTTTGGCAGTTCTTGTGTTGTCATTGGTTTCTCGTTGTCCCCGAATAGATGATAGTCACAACCAGAGGCGAAACAATGTGCGCCTCCGTTGTCATAGATAGCGAGAGCGTCCGAAGAACCACACTCCGGACAACTCTCGTGACGTAGGAACTTAGAAGTCTGCGGCATCGCCCATAGCCATCTCAGCTTCCTCAAGGACTTTCACTGCTTCAAGGTAGGTGGACACACCATGTACTGGGTGCGCTGGCCCCATCTTGTACTTCAGGCGTACTGTGGAGTTATAGGGTACTTCTCCGTTGTACGGGTTGCCGTCGGCATCAAAGACCTTGATGTCGTACTTGGACTTGAACTTGCGTTGCTTGTTGCCTTGGTAGTCCTTGATTTTGACACCGTTGGCCGCAAGTGTTGACGCGTCGTCCTCTGACATGGTGATTGTCATGGAATAGGCTCCGGTGTCCTGACCGTTGTACACGTCGTGCTCAGTCAGTTTACTAAAGTTAACTACGCCTTCTACTATTGTTGCTGTCATGGAATAATCTCCGTTGGTTGCTTTGGGTTACGTCCTGCTTTTTCTCAGAACATACTTATAGTATACACTACTTACGCCTCTCAATCAAACCATATTCACGTATTCGTCGTTAATAAGTGTTTGAACGTGGACGTACCCTTCGGGCCAGTACGTGTAGGACTCCTTGAGTGCCTTGGCTGTTCTGTGTACTGACGCCTCAAAGTGCTCAAACATCCCTAGTTCCTCTTTGTAGTACCAAAAGGGGATACGTAGGACAGGCTCCGCTGGCCCATGTTGCTCGTAGTACACAATGATCTCTGCGTCGTTACTAATGGGTCCGTCGTTACCGAAGTGCTTCGTGTGGCTATTCTCTGGTTGCTTCATGCGTCACCCTCCGGTAGTTCGTCACTAGCTAAAAACAGAATCTTGTCCAGTGTGGACTTAGACATCACTACGTTCCCACGGTCGTCCAGAGACAACTCTAGGTCCTTACGTAGCACAAAGGGTATACCACCCCAAGGGTCGGCCCTCATGATGTCATTGGTCACTGCACGGGCTTGTGTGTAGCCTAGGCAGTAGATGGAGTAGTCACCGCCATCGACTACGTATATGCTCTTTTCGTCAATTGCCATACTTAAGTTGCTCCTTTAGTTTACCTTAGTAGTAACTACTACTGATTACTCTTTAGTATATATACTTATGTATACCTTAGTAGAGGGTATCAGAATCATCGTCAAAAGTCAATGACCCATTTGGGTAATAGTCCAGTGTTTCCTGTGTATCTACTCCTGCGCCAGCAGAAGCAGAGAGACAAGTACCGCAGAGATCAAGAAAATCACCATGTGCGTCTTTCCGTGTTAGTTCTGAGTCTTCTAGTATCTTATTGCAAGCTCTACAGCGCATCCTTCCAGTCCTCCCCGTGTAAGTTAATTAGTAAACCCTTAAGCTGTTTGTACGTACAGCCAGAGAGTCGCCTTTTGCAGTTCAAGCGGTACATCTCAGTCTCAAACTCTACGAGGTGCTCAAGCATAGCCTGTGTCTCTGGGTCCTCTGGAGGCCCTGAGTAGTCCTCAGAGTCCCCCATGTAGTAACCTAGCTCGTACTCTGCGTACGTCATGATGACAGCCCCTGTATGGCTCGTATCACCTCGTCGATCACCTTCTGCTCCTCCTTCTTGAACTCCTCCAAGTCGTCAGGGTATACAGGAGTCTCGTCCTCGTAGTACTCCTGATACTCATCTGCCCACATCTCCCATGTCTCTCTAGTCATCGTCTGTGTCTCCTGAAAAATCATCGTGATAGGGGTCGTCCTCGTAAACCGTAGGACTTAATCCAAAAGTATACTCGTATATAAGCCACAGCGGAACCCACAGCGGCGAAGTTATTGCCCATATAAAAAGTTTCACTCGTCCGGCTCCCCTTTGATGTATAGCCACAACGTCAGTAAACCACCTGTTGACAGTAAAAACACCACGTCCCACCACGGCTGCCATTGTTCAAACATCTCTAGTCCTCCTCTCCCGATTTCCTGTATTCTTCAAACCTCCTATTGAAGTCCTCGTCGTCTATGGTGAGCCACGCCGTGATTATGACACTAGAAAACAACATGAACACCATAAAACCTAGGCTAACGTCTGTTATCGCGGCCATTCGTCTCGCCCCTTCTCGTATCCTACGGTGTGACCCACTATCCAGCCAAAGCCGAAGCAGATCACGCCCAATGTTAATAGCACAAGTATTTCCATGTCTAGCTCCTCCCATGTCGTAGCTTGTCCCACCAGCGCATCACACGCCAAAACCTCCGGTGGTTCTTGTCAGTGTCTAGGAATCCAAAGCGGTCCCGTAGACCGCAGAGCAGACGCGAGTAGTTGTTAATGGTGTACTCTGGGTGTCTGAACCCCTTACGTCCGTCGTAGATGTCCCAGACGTGGTCCTCGTGGTTATACCAGATTGTGTAGTGTCCAAAGTTCATGCTGTCACCTCTTGTGTGTGGTAGTGGAAGTTTGTCATTGCTTGGATTGCATCATAAGCCTCACGCCTAGTGCTAGTATTAGCCAATGTTCTAATGCCTCCGCTTTCGTTTACTAATTGCACAACGCTGTGATTGTACGTCCTAATGCACCCAATGTCACCGTCCTGTTTACCTATGCGGCTGTTAAGGTATTCTAATGCGCTCTCAATGTGTTTGTTCGTTACTCTGTAGCTCATGTCAGTGCCTCCAGTGGCTCGTGTGTTGACGTGTGTTAACTCACTGCTGGACACTCTAGCGAATGCCCAGCGATTAGTTAACTCTCTATTTTGTGAGGTAGTCAAAGCCTGTAACGTCTATGCCCAATGCCTTGAGCGCTTCCAGCTCTTCGCTTATCCATCGAGCGTAGAGATCTCGTTGATATCTAACGTCGTCCTTTGCCGACTCCTCTACTTCAAAAACTCTGTCTGTTTCGCAACTGTAACCAGCGTAAAATGTCATTAGGCAAGAGATGCGATCTGCGATTGTTTTGTCTGTCATAAGAATCATTCTCATTTAGGGGTGGCTTCTGTCCCCCGTCGCCATGTGTATATACTCCTACATCTGACCCAAGATGTACATAGTAAATAATACCACAAATAAACTATTGACCGCATTGGTTGACGTGTGCTATTCGCGTGTGCGCGTGTAATAGAAGGTAGGCCCAAAGGGACCAACATAAGTCCCCACACTTGTCAACCCATGCAAAACCCATGCCAACTCTGCTCGCTACTACATAAGTCCGCCCATGTCAACCCATGCAAGACTCGTGCCAACTCTGGCGGCTACCATAGGCCGCGCCCTGTGTCAACTTTTGTTGAAACCCGCGTAAACTAAGGGGTCGGGGGAGGGGTTGACTTGTGTTTAACTTTTGTAGT